CGGCACCGCAATGGTGGTGGACCCGTGAGTGCCGACGCCGGGCGCCTTCTTTTCGTAGATGGTGTGCGCGATGTCGTTCGCTACCCCGCCCTGCACCACCACAGCGATGGAATGAGCAGGTACCCCGTTGGCGTCGGCCGCAGACGTGTCGTTCTCATAGATGGCGCCGTAGACGACGCCTGGAAGCTGGCCGATCGCTGCTGCCAGAGACGTCAACGGGGTGTTCGCATTGATACTGGGGGAGATCTCTTGCCGAGTCCTGAGCTCCGCGTCAGTCTCCACGGGCTGCCCGGGCACCGCAGCCGCTGCGTTGGTCACGGTCTGCCAGCCTGCAGTAGGCGTCAGAATCAGCGTCACGGAGGCTATGGGGGCCGATATGGCCCCATACACCGAACACGTGGCAGTAACCGTGATGGTGCCCGACGGCGGAATGGTCACCGAGGCGGGCAGGTTCCAGCGATTGCCCGCAGCGTCCCCTGCCACCCCGTTTGTGATGACAGTTCCGACCGTGCCCCCTATCGCGAGGTTCACCTGGCTTCGCGTTGCCACCAGTCGCGCAAGGTGGTTGATCTTCACGACACTGGACAACCCATTGCCGACCGCTGTGGCCGGACTGAAGGAGTTGTACGTCGCTACAGCCGCCTGGTTGCAGTCGTAGACGGACAAGGCAACAAGTGCGAGGAGCTGGCCGTCCTGACTGTCAGCCTCGAGGTAGACGTCCGCTCCGAAGATCTGCTGGGCACTCGCCTTCAGGCTGGCCAGGATGTCAGCGTACAGAGGCGTGCTGATGCCCAGCCCCGTGATGGTAGGGGCCAGCGTTGCCAGTGGGTAGGTGGTTGCCATGGTTTAGACCTGAAGTGTGACGGGCGTCGTGCCGTACTGGGTGGTGACGACCGTCTGGACCAGAAGCTTTCGATCGCCGTCCAGCGAACTCGTGTAGTTGTTGAGCTGCACAACCCCAGGCGTATCAAGCATCCGTGACTTGATCACGGCGTCTCGAGTCCCTGCCGTGTAGAAGCCCAAGACGTGCTCCTTGTACGGTGTGCCTTCCGTCAGGTCAAGGAACCATTCGCCTGTTGCCAAGTTCAGCCGAGTCTTGATGGCCTGGGCCACAGCCTGTACGCTGTTCTCGAGCATCAAACCCGGACGACCGAACTGGTAGTCCCCATTGGCGTCGAGTGCTCTGTATTTCATGTCGGTGGTCCCGAGTTGGCGCCGCCCGCACTAACGCCGCTGTGAGTGTGCGTGGACCCTACGTTCTTCCCGTTCACTGTCAGGGTGCCTATGATTGACACCCCGGCAGCAGTGACAGCCATGACCACGGTGCCGGCGGCGTTGCGGAGCTGGACGGCGCTGTCACTGATGCCCGCAGGCACGTTAGGACGACTCCGAGGGCCCACCAGCGCGAAACCGTCGGACAGGTCTTGCATCCTGAAATCGGTGGGCGGCCTGACACCCCCCAGGTCCCACCATGAGTCAATGCACCTGCTGGCAAAGACCACCAAGCACTCGTCTCCGATGGCTACGGGGAAGGAGAGCATGAAGCCCCCACCACCGGGGAACACAAGCGGGACGTCAGGAAGGATGGGGATGTTGACCCATTCAAAGGTCCCGTCCGGGGCAAAGATGCGGGCTTGGATCGTCGCCTCAACCTCAACCGTCATGGCAGCGAGGTTCACCTTGCGCACGATACCGGGCAACGCGGTCCACAAGCCTGCACGGTCAGCCTCGAGCACCGCCTTGAAGGCGAGCTCCGGGAACTCAGCGCGCTGGAGCCGTGGCTGGCTGATGTTCATGGGACCAAGACCTTGTCCGTTGATGGGTCAATCGCCAAGCAGACCAAGTCCGTGTACCAAGGCTGCCCGCGAGTGTCTCCTGTGTGCGAAGCGACGAACACCCTGTAGAGGCCGTCGGCGGTGATGTGTGCCAGGAACTGCGTCCCGACGTAAGAATTGTAGCGGACCGGTGCGACATCCGGCCCCGCCTGCATAATCTGGTTGACGTCCTTGTTGTTGATCCTCACCAGTGACCCCACCGAAATCTTCGGGTTCAGCAAGCAGCGGACGATGAGTCCCTGTTCTGTTTGCTCGGGGATGCCAATGAGCCCTGTCAGTGCGTTGATCTCTATCGCCTCACCGGGGAGATACCCGTTAAGCGGTGTGACGTTGACAAAGCCGTTGGAGATGTTCCACGTCGCGCTCTGGTACTGCGCCTCGTTGCGGATAAGCCCGGGTGCAGGGCTGAACAGCACCTTGCCTCGAGGCAGGACTCCACCCGAGAATTGCATGATCTCGCCGGCCGCCACCCCGTACGGAGCCATCGCCGCCAGCGAGGCGTTGATACGGACGTCAGGCGTGCTCCCAGCGGCTACGGTCTGCCTCACCACAGCGTAGTTGTATGCGAGGTCACCATCAGCAGCAAGGATCTCGACAAAGGTCGTTGTCGCGTTTTCTTTGCCCAGCCGGTACTGCTTTATGTTCCCCTCGAAGATAACGCCGTACGCGCCCTCGTAGCCCGCTTGCAGGCTGACCTTGTCGTAGTGCGACTTCTGTAGACCTATGGCCGTCTCGCGGCTGAGGTTGTAGACACGGATTGCAGCACTGTTCGGGGTCTCGACATCCTGCTGCGACGTTGAGAACGTGAACTGGAACTCAGACAGGTCCATGATCTCGCCCGGCACGAACGCGGACGGGTTGTTGCCGATCACATGACGCCGCTGCAACGCAAGGCCCGCCTTGCGTTTGAACTGCTGGTGCTGGTTGGAGCTCATGGGATGACGAAGTAGAGGTGCCCGCTGACACCTAGATCGTTGTACTGCGGCACCGCCGTCAGGTCCTCGTCGGATTCAACACGCAGCTCGCCACCAATGTTCAAGTGCTTGAACTGACCAAGAAGGTCCGTCCCCGTCACCAACGGCAGCGCCAATAGGATCGTGTCCCCGGTGGCTGTGTAGATGTCGAGCACCCAGCACGATGACGGTGCACACCAACGAACTACGAGCTGGTACTGGACCCCCGCCATGTTGACCGTCAGGGTCTGCGCGCCTGACGTCAGCGGAACTTTGTAGGGTGTCATGGGAATGCTGCCGGTGGGTTGACGACTCCGCGGCCAGCCCCTGCGCCTGAAAAGCCACCCCCCGGTTGCAGCGACTTGATCCCTGTGGCTGAGGGTGAGGCGGTCTGCTCGGGGAACTTCTGCCGAGTAACGTCTACTGACGTGGAGATGATGGAGGTACTTGCGATCAAGATCTCGCGGCACGTGATCGTAGCCACCAAACTGTTCTCAGTAGTCTTGTCAGTGGTGACCGACAAGCTCCTGATGAGCATGTTGGAATACTTCCGCTTGCCTGTGTAGATGTCAAAGGGCACGACATCACGCTGAAGCTTCAGAAGCTGGGCGTAGATCTCGGCCATGGTCTTGGGCGCCTGCCCGAACGTCTGAGCATACTTCGGGGGCACCGGACCGAAGGCGGGGCTAGCGGGGTAAAGTATCGTCGCCTTGACACCCCCGATGATGCCGTCGATGAGCCCTGAGTTGGAAGGACTGACGCTCCAGGCAGCCCGAATCACCACTTCCGCAGGCCGCTTGAATGCGTGATCACTGATCTGCGCCCCCTGCTCGATGGGGTGATCGGTGATCTCGAGGTCGTCCTGGTGGTGCTCCTCCACTGTCACCTGCATCGCCATTGGGCCCAGAGCCCGCTTCGGCCGAATGAGGATACTGTCCAGCCCTAGCTGGACGACGTTGCCAATGACGCCTACTGCTTGACTCATCGCGGTGGGCTCCCTACGTTACGGGTGATGTCTGCCCAAGTCTTGTCAACCGCCTGTGCCACTTTGGTTGCTGCGGTGTTTGGATCCGGGGCTGTGATGGTGAAGGTGTTGTTCTGGTTGATGCTGACCGGGACGCCTGCTCCCATCTTCATGTAGTCCTGTGTCTCCCAAGGAGCGGCGGCAAGGCCTTTCTTGTCCACGTTGCCCATGCCCCAATTGTAGGCCGCTAGGGACTTCTGCAAGTCCCCGCCATACTTCTGCATGAGCATGGCCATGTACTCGGCTGCCTTGGTGGCGGACTCCTCGAGATTGAAGGGATCCTCCAGCCCAACATCCGCTGCTGTCTTGGGCATGAACTGGAAGTGGCCAAGAGCTCCTTTCGGGCTGCGCATGTTCTGCCCGCGGTTGGACTCCTTGGCCCACATCTTGTCCAGCAGTCCGGGCGGCAGACCATACTTCTGCTCAAGGCGCTGGAACAGGTCAATGGAAGGGTCCCCAACATCCCCTGAGGGTGCCTGACGAGCACCGAAGGATTCCCCTAACGCGCCGGCGGCAATGCGTGCTTGTGCATCTGCACGTAGCCGAACTCGGCCAGGAACGTGCCCTGTGGCACCCTCCATCAGCCGTTTGAAGAAGTCTGGAATGTCAGTGAAGCCTTTGACGATCTTGGTCCAGTCTATGAGGACCTGCTTGACAACAGCAGCAACCTCGTTGAACGGACCCACCAGCTTGATCATGGCGGTGTCTTTAAGGATCCCAAAGAGCTCCCTGACAGTCCTGAGCTGGTGGTCGTACTCCATCGCCACCTTGGCAGCCGCGTCAACATCCAGCCCCGCATCCTCCGCCATCTTCTTCCGCAGCTCGAGCATCTCCTTCATCTTCGGGCCGGCCTGGATGAGCATGAGCAGGTCATCGGGGTTGATGCCAAACATGCTGCCAATCTGGCTTGCCTGGTAGAAGGGCATCTTGCCCAACGCCTCTACCAAGTCAAGGAGCATCTCAGACGTCTGTCGCCCCTCCACAGGGACGTGCAGATCCTTCAAGAACCCCACCAAGCCCGGGTTGGAACGCAATGCCCGGGCCATGCCCTCCAGCGCGCCACGCATGGCGTCGCCGCTGACCCCCGCCTGGCCGGCTGCGTACTCGAGGGCCTGGATGTTGGCTACCGTCGTCTCGGTCCGTTGGGACGCGTAGTACAGCTTCTCCATGGACCGGGCAAAGATCGCCACCATGGCCTGCGCTGCTACGCCCGCAGCGAGCAGCCGCTTGGCCAGGCTCCCGACGTTCAGGTCGAACCCGAGGAGCGCCTTGTCGAACTTGCTGCTCGAGCTCTGGTCAATCTTGAAGCCCAGTGACAGCAGGTACTCGCGCAGGATCTGTTGACTTGACGCAGCCATCACGTGCCCTTTCTCATCCTGTAGTCGTTCTCTGCCTCAACGTCCATGAGCTCGTTCAAAAGCGACACATCGTTCAGGTCCAGCGTCCCATCCTTCAAGGACTCGTACTTGCATAAACCACGAAGGACTGGCCTCAGCAGCCAGTCCTCCGATCCTTCCAGATGCAACAGCTCCACTGAGCTCGCGGTAGCACCGCGCAGCTTACTCGCTAGAGCTGCCCTCCGACCACCCCCGAGAAAAAACTGCCAAGATTCCCTTTGATGCTTTCCACCGTCAAGCGCAGCATCAACTGCATGTCGATGTCAAGGAACATCATGCGCTTGTTGACCTGGACCGGGGCCCACTTCTCGTCTTGCTGCCGGTACACCACAGAGAGCACAGTGGTGATGATGTAGTTGGAGTCATCGTCGGTCAGACGGCTGACCGCATCCGCCACAGGGGCGAACAGCGTCATCATCCATTCGTCCTGCGGCATCCCGGGGTTACTGCTGGCGAGCTCCACCACCTTGCCCCCGATGG